CGATTCCGTCTCAGATCGACATGGAGGACTTGGATGCCGAACTAGAGCTAGAGCTCCCCGGCTCACGGAACACGGTCCAAGCAATGATTGAAGCAGAAGACGTTGGACAAATTGAGATTGAGCAGGAAGAAGATGGTGGCGTTACTATTGATTTTGAGCCGATGGATGAGCGTGAAGGCGATACTGATTTTTATGCTAATCTTGCTGAGGACATCCCTACCAGAGAACTACAGCGTATTGCCAGCGAGTTACTGGGAGAATTTGATGCGAACAAGGCGAGTCGTCAAGAATGGGAAGAGGCGTATGCCAACGGTTTAGAACTTCTTGGATTTAATTACGAGGAGCGCACACAACCTTTCCGTGGCGCGTCGTCCGTGACTCATCCTTTATTGGCTGAAGCTGCGACACAATTTCAGGCACAAGCGTTTAATGAATTACTACCAGCGGGTGGTCCTGTTCGAACTGTGGTGATGGGCAAAGAGACGCGGGAAAAAGTTAGTCAAGCGCGTCGTGTAAAAAGTTTTATGAATTACTACGTCACTAATGTGATGGAGGATTACACGCCGGACATGGACCAGATGTTGTTCTATTTGCCATTGGCGGGTTCGACATTCAAGAAGACTTACTATGATGAGACGATGGGCCGTGCGGTATCCAAGTTTGTCCCAGCGGAGAATCTAGTTGTTCCGTATGAGACGGCTGATTTGGATACGTGTCCAAACATTACGCAAGTTTTTAGAATGAGTCTCAATGACTTGAGAAAAAAACAGATATCAGGTTTTTATCGGGACATTGATGTTATTCCGGCTCAGTCAGATATTAGTGGTGTTACGGAAGAATTAAATAAAATCGAGGGCGTTGAGCCTTCGCAGATTGATTATGATTGTACGTTGCTTGAGTGCCACGTAGATTTAGATTTAGAAGGTTATGAGGAACTGGGTGATGATGGGGAACCTACGGGTATTAAGATTCCTTACATTGTTACGATCTCTGAGGACAATGGTCAAGTTTTATCTATTAGAAGAAACTATTCGGAAGAGGATGAGTTAAAGAAAAAGATTCAATACTTTACTCACTTTAAGTTTTTACCCGGCTTTGGTTTCTATGGACTAGGTTTGATACACACCATTGGCGGTTTGTCACGGACGGCTACTGCTGCGTTGAGGCAATTAATCGATGCTGGTACTTTGTCCAACCTACCTGCTGGTTTTAAAGCCAGAGGACTTCGTATCAGAGACGATGACGATCCACTTCAGCCCGGTGAATTTAGAGATGTGGACGCTCCGGGCGGTGCCATCCGTGACTCCCTTATGCCTTTACCCTTTAAGGGCCCGGATCAGACCTTATTTCAGTTGTTAGGTTTTGTTGTTCAAGCGGGTCAAAGGTTTGCCACAATTACTGACATGAAAGTAGGAGACGGCAATCAAAACGCTGCGGTAGGGACAACAATTGCGATGTTAGAGCAAGGCTCTCGTGTGATGAGCGCTGTGCATAAACGTTTGCATTATGGTATGAGGCAGGAGTTTAAAATTCTATGCCGCGTGATGGGCGAGAGTTTACCGCAAGAATATCCTTACTCTGTTGAAGGCGCAGATGCAAGTGTGATGCGTTCAGATTTTGATGATAAAGTGGACGTGATTCCGGTAAGTAACCCTAACGTATTCAGTCAGGCGCAACGTATTGTACTAGCGCAAACAAAACTACAATTGGCGGGTGCTGCACCGGAATTACACAACATGCACGAGGTTTACCGTGACATGTATGAAGCGCTAGGTGTGACTGATACCGACCGGCTTATGAAAGCAGTGTCGGAAGAAGAACCTACGCCTATTGATCCTGCTCAAGAAAACATTAATTCTCTTGATATGTTGCCTCTTAAAGCTTTTGAAGGTCAGAATCATCAAGCGCACATTACGGCACACTTAGTTTTTGGATCTAGCCCAATGGTTGGCTCATTGCCTCCGGTTGCTATGGCTTTACAAAAACATGTAATGGAACATGTAAAGATCGCCGCACAAGAACAAGCGATGACTACTTACTCGCAACAAAGGGCGCAAATGGGTCAAGCGGTTTCTCCTGAAGAAGAAATGCTACAAATGGAACAAATGGTGGCACAATTTGTGGCAGAAGGTATGCAGCAGGTTAAACAGGTATCTGGCCAGTTGTCGGGTGCGGGTAAACCTGATCCGTTAGTTAAGTTGAAAGAGGCTGAACTTCAGCTAAAAGCACAGGCCGAACAGAATGATGCACAATTAGATTCTCAGAAGCTTAATTTAGATGCACAAGCATTGCAGGCACGTAAGGAACAATTCCAGCAACGACTTCAATCACAAGAGTCTCAAACTGCTGCTAGAATACAATCTGCAATGGAACGTGAATTACTTAAAAAGCAACAATAGGAGACTAACATGAAGGCAAAAGTAAAGTGTATGGGTTCGGTTCCAGCTAACCCACCAAAAGCAGTAGAGTATGCGGACATTAAGGGTCAAGGTAGAATTCCTTACGGAAAGACTGCCGATGCTCCGATGGCCGGTAACACGCCAAAACGCATGAAAATGCGTGGCACGGGCGCGGCTATTCAGGGTACAAAGTTTACCGGCTATTAAGTTAATGCGTAAACTTTTAAGAAAGTTTGTTTCTTGGTGTTTGTCTAAACTAGGCATTGGTATTTGTCAGTGTTCTAAGTAAGGAGATTGTATGGCAATACTCAGCGCACTTATTGGACCGGTAACTGGACTTTTAGATAAATTTGTTGAAGATAAAGATCAGAAGGCGGCGTTAGCACATGAAATTTCGACAATGGCGGACAGGCATGCACAACAACTTGCCCTTGCACAAGTTGAAGTCAATAAAGCGGAAGCAGCTAGTGGCTCTGTCTGGAAAGGTGGCTGGAGACCTTTTGTGGGCTGGGTGTGCGGTACTGCCTTTGCTTATCATTTTGTCATTCAGCCTCTGGCTATTTTTATCGTTGCTGCCTATGGTATGGAAATACCTGCTTTACCTGAGTTTGACATGGGTCAATTAATGACGGTTCTTATGGGTATGCTAGGTCTTGGGGGTTTACGAAGCTTTGAAAAAAGCAAAGGTGTGGCTAAGTAATGGCACGTCTTAAATTAGATGCTCCTATAAGGACAAAAATAAAAAAGAAAACGTCTATAGGGAGTTCTGTAAACTCCAGACCTCGTAGCAAAAACGATAAAAGAAGTTTTAAGAGGTATCGTGGTCAGGGGCGGTAATGAAAAATACTTTAGTAAGAACTATAGCTTGCTTTGTTTTGTTTTGTGCTACCTCGTCTTTAGCACAAACTAATACTATTAGTAGTACCGTTTCTAGTACGGTTTCTAGTTCCTCTAATACGGTTGGCACGACTACGGTTGATCGGACTCCAAGCACAGCTAATTCACCTAATGTTGTCATAAACAATAGCGACATTTGTACGACAGGAGTTTCGGGAGCGGTTCAGACTCAAATTTTTGGAATATCTGGGGGTAAAGCCGTTAGAGATCTTAACTGTGAAAACCTTAAACTATCTAAGCAGTTGTATTCTATGGGTATGAAAGTAGCTGCGGTTTCGTTGCTTTGTATGGCCGACGCTAGAGTTTTTCAAGCAATGTGGGATGCTGGTACCTATTGTCCTATAAATGGTCTGATAGGCAAAAAAGCGAAGCAAGCATGGCTGTCCAGTTTGCACCGGGTACCGGAAGGAGCTTTAGTTTCACAAAAAGAAAATTTAGCTATGTTGGACAAAAAATCTAAACGTAATGCCCGAAAACCACATAAAGGCAATCCCCCGTGGCCAAACTACACCCGATAGTTTTATTGTTCTTTTTCGCTAGTGCTGCAGCAGAAGACACCACCAACAACCTAGTGGACAACGACAACTGGTCGATTGATGGAGATGTTTATACTTGCACGGATTGTAAATGGAACGGTGCGGGACAGTCTATGGATCAAAACGCAGATATTATTTGGGTTTACAGCGACGAGCAAGGCACTGTGTCTCAAACGTTTGATTTAACTCCGTACAATGACATTGGTCAAATTGATTACGGGATGAGTTCTTTTGGCTGTAATAATACCCCCGGAGATGGAGGTTTTAGTTGTCATCAAACAAGTCAACCTGAGTACTACGATAAAATAACAGTAGAGTTAAATTATGGCGGCCAACTGTATACAGACACCGTTACCTTAGACTATAACAATTTTTATGTAGATTACTCTTTTTCCGCAGAAACAACATTTGACGCGGACAGTGCAATATTAAGTTTTTCTTCTATTGACCCCGCCGCATATTCAAAGTGGTATATGGCAGGAGCAACGCACAGTGCTTTTTTTAATGTCACTTATAATGTTATAGATTTAATAACCACCACACCTTCTTTAATAAACCCAGAGCCTGATTTTGTAGTGGATGTGCCGCAAGTTTCCGTGGACATTCCTATTCAGCCTATTGAGGTAGCTCCCTCACAGCCCGAAGTTATAACTGTGATCGAGATTCCTGTTGATTCAGTAGGGTCGGCAGTTCCTGATATTACTATGCCGGATGCTGCTCCTGTTATTATTGAAATTGCAGAAATACAGGATTTAGATATAACTCCCGTGTCAGTTGGTCCTATGGATGCTCCAGAACCTGAAATTGTTGTAGAAATGGACCTTAATGAACCTGCCCCCGAACCTGAAATGCAAACGGAAGTGGTAGAGCCCGAAATGCAAACGGACCTATCTGAACCAGAACAACAAATGGAAGCCAAAGAACCTGAGCCAGAGCCTACACAAAAAGCAGAAGCACAAGAGTCAGAAGAAAAACCGGAGCCTGAACCTGTTAGCGAACCAGAACAGGAGCAGGAAATGGAGGTAGCTAAAGAGCCTGAGCCAGAGCAGCAAGAAGAGCAGGAATCAAGTTCTGAGGCTAAAGGCAATACAAAATCAAACAGCGAGGGCAATACTTTAGTTGTACGGATTAACGCTGCGGATATGGATCAAGTCGCAGCAAACTTTGATTCTGTTTATAATGCCCAAGCACAAGCAGTTGCTATTGCTGTAATGACTCTGACCTCTCAAGGTTATGAAAATTTACCTAGACTTCAGGACGTAGCCTTTTATGAAGACAAAGGTTTGAAAGACAAAAAGAATTTCAAAGACAGGATTTGGGGTTCAATTTACAGAGATGATAAACTCTGGTCAGAAATGGTGGATGTTCAATATGAGTACTGAAATTAATATTGGCGGTGTAAAGTTTACGGGTGGCAAGATGTTTGCAGTTCTAACTGCTTTAAGTAGCGCTGCGGGTGTCATATGGGGGGCAGCATTGCTTTGGGACGATTACGAAGGTCACAAGAAAAAACTTGCTAACCTTAATCCTAATGCAATTGCTGTTCAAGTAGAGACTTCTATGATTAAAGTTGAGGAGGCAATAGGCTATGCAAAAGATATTAAACAAGATTTACGAACGGACGTTATCAATGTTGAAAACGCTATGGAAGATGTGCATAAATCTATACGAGAAGTTGAAAACAGGAATCGTGTGGTTGTATCAGAAGCTAAAAGATGGTTTGACGAAAAGTTGTCAATAATTGAAACACAAGGACAATCCGCAGAAGCAAATAACCGGAAAGTCATGCAAGATTTTCAACAATGGTTTGATGAAAAAATAGACAAAGTAGATCAAAAATCACAGTCTTTTGAAGAGGATCATCTTAAATCGGTTCAGGATTTTCAAAGGTGGTTTGATGAACGAGTGCAAACTTATGAAGACAGATCAAATGCTCAATTAGACAAAGCTCGCGCAAACTTATCTAATGCTCAAGAGCTATTTGATGCAAGAGTAATTGCAATTAACGAGTCTTTGATGGAGTCTGAGCAGCGAACAAAACAAACAGTAACGGAGGCTCAGAAGTGGTTTGACGAGCGTGTTGTTTCTACCGAATCAAGACTTAAAGAGGTAGAGGAAAGAATGAACAAACGGATTGACCGTGCTTTAACTAACATATTAGCTGACCAATAAAGGATGTAAATGACGTTTAAACTTTCAGAAAGAAGTATTGACCGATTAAAGGGTTTAGATTCTAGTTTAATAGATGTGGTAAAAAGAGCCATAGATTTAACTGAAGTAGACTTTGGAGTTTCTGAAGGGCTAAGAACCTTAGAGCGGCAAAAAGAGCTAGTAGAAAAAGGTGCTAGTCAAACCTTAAAAAGCAAGCATTTAGGCGGAAAAGCTGTTGATTTGGTGGCTTATATAGGTCCTAGGGTAAGTTGGGAGCTAAGTGTTTACGACGATATAGCGGATGCTATGCGTCAGGCTGCAAAAGAATTAGACGTAACGCTTAGATGGGGCGCAGCTTGGCACAAAAATTTATCGGACTCTGATATGTCCGCAGAAGATTTAATGAATGAATACATTGATTTAAGGCGTTCTCAGAATCGAAGACCTTTTATAGACGCTCCACATTTTGAACTTGCATAAGTACTAGCATACTTCGTATAAGATATGCTAAGATAATCTACGACTTTATTAGACAATATGCGAGGAGT